CTGGGCCGGCGGCGGCACTGACCACGTGGGCTTCGTCGAGAAGAACCTTGGCGGAGGCACACTCCAGACGATCGAGGGAAACACCTCGTCTGGTAGCTATGGCTCGCAGTCTGCTGGAAATGGTGTATGGCGCCGAGTCCGCAGTGAGTCGATCGCCTATGTGATTCGTCCTGCGTACACCGATTCTCCAAGCAACACTGCTCCCGCTGGTCCAGCCGACATCCGTGCTCTGCAGCGTGCAGTCCGGGCTACCCCCGACAACGTCGCCGGTCCGAACACTCGGTCCCGTTGCTACGCTCTTGCCGCGGCTTCTGAGTGGGGAGGGAAGACCTTCCCCTTCGGAGTGGCCTTCACTCAGTCTGTGGTTGGTACTGAGCAGGACGGAGTCTGGGGCGACGCTTCTGAGGAGGCTCACGACGCGACCGTTGAGGCCGTTCAGGCTGCTGTCGGAGCAGAGGTTGACAGCGTTTACGGCGCCGAGACTAACACCAAGGTGAACGCCCTGCTTGACAGGGCCGAACAGCCGTAGGAGGCTCAAAATGGCAGCGCCATACTGTACTTTAACGGGAACTATTCCCGGAGGAGAGAATGGTCGGGCTCTTGTCCGAATCGTTCCTGACGTTAAGGGCGCTACGGCTACCGTCGACGGTGCCGCAGTCTCGATGCGCGATCACATGGTTCGGACAGACCAGGCTGGCGCTGTCAACATCGAGGTGCTGGCTCCGGGCGCTGGAGTAACTCCTTCTGGCGCCTGGACCCACACCATCTACATCGATTCCCCCAAGTTTGACATCGTCAAGCACGTTGCTCTTACTCAGGGTGCAACTATTGACATCATGTCCGCCGACCCCACATCCGAGATCTCACCGATTCCGTTCGGCGGTGGAGGTGGCGGTGGAGCTGGCGCACCTGGCCCTCGCGGTCCACAGGGACCTACCGGGCCTAAGGGTGATCCGGGTCCTGCTGGCCCTCCCGGACCTAAGGGCGATGCTGGTGAACGCGGACCTGCCGGACCAGAAGGCCCTCGAGGTCTTCAGGGTCCCCCTGGACCTGCTGGCGGCGGAGCTGGAGGAACCCCGGTACCTGGCCCCGAAGGACCTAGAGGTCCTGCTGGCCCTCCCGGACCTAAGGGTGATCAAGGTATCCAGGGTCCTCCTGGACCCACTGGTCCTGCCGGAGCAAATGGTCAACCCGGACCCAAGGGCGAGAATGGAGCAGCTGGTCCCGCTGGACCGCCTGGACCCCAAGGACCTCCCGGACCTGCAGGAGAGCGTGGTCCCGCCGGTCAGGATGCAGTTACTCCTCAGCTCGATAGGTATCTCACCAAGGATGAGGCAGCCAAGACCTACGGTGAGAAGGCGGATGTCGAAGACGCACTCCGACAGACCAATCCATTCAAGAACGGCGCACGGTACTACTCTCCGGTAACCTACTACTGGCCTGACTACTACCAGGATGGAAAGCCGGGGCAGTTCTCCAAGTGGGCTCAGACGCTGAAGTTCCGGGACAACCTCGGATACGTCATTCTTAACCGCAACAGCGGAGACTGGGAGGCGCAGGAGGTAGACTTCCAGAAGCAGGGCGAGCTGGCTCTTGGCGCAGGAGCAAAGAAACTTCTGTTCTACATCAAGACTCAGTATGGAGCCGCGATCAATCCCGATTCCGAGGAGAACCGAGGCATTCCTAATGCTGCGAAGTTCACCAAGGAGTACATCCTTGAGCAACTGAAGCGGGCTAAGCATTGGTATGGTGACCTGGTTCAGGGTGTCTTCCTCGACGAGGTCATCAACGGCTGGGATGCTCGGAAGGATCGGATTCCGTGGTATAAGGATCTGATCGACACTATTCGCCGTGAGAACGGGCTGGACTTCGTGATTGCCATCAACACCGGATCTAACATCTCTCAGGAAGTGTGTAACCTCGACTTCAACGTCTGTATGATGTTCGAGGGTACGGCAACCAAGTTCCTCGAGGAGAATCCGACTTCGCCGATCCTTCCGGACCACATGAAGGCTTATCCGTCCACTCGCTGGTGGGCCGTGGTACACTCCGTCACTTCGGAGAACTACCAGAAGGTCTTCGACAAGGCGGACAACCTCGCGATCAGCCACCTATATGTCACTGACGGCTTCCTTGTTGAGGATCCTCAAAATGGTGGTCAATGGCACCCAGTTGGCAACCCTTATGAGAACCCTCCGGGCGCTGAGATCCGAGAGCTGATCATTCCGTGGCTCAAGGGGTACCTGAAGCTCAAGCTGAAGGTCGACAATCTCAAGATTCCGGAGGTCCCGAAGATGATTGTCCTCGGACCTGATGACCCTGTGCCTGCTGGGACTCCGTCCGGGACGGTGATTGTTAGGCGGGCCAAGTAATGGCTAGCGTATTCCCAGTAATTGGTGCATGGTGGGGAGGTAATGGCGCTCGAATAGGTGACGGGCGTCTGATCCGAAAGGGATCCAGCTCCACCCCATTCGAGAGTGCTGCCTACACCGTTGGCAAACGCAAGTGGACAGCTGAGATAACCTATACCTCAGCTATGTCTGACACGCAGCTCGCAATGCGGGCTAACTGGTTCCTGGCGAACAAGCAGAAGACCGATAAACAGGACTTCATTGTTACCTGGAACATCCGTGCCGGATCCAACGCCGCCGTCAAGTTCGAGTTTGAACTCCCTACGAATGACTATCCACTCTGGACACCATCGATTGCTGTTCCGGCTACGGCGAACGACATAACGATCCATAACTTCAACGTCTACGAGACACCCAAACCGGGAGTTGAAGTCGTAGCCACTCAGTCCATTCTCGGGGTTGGTGGCTCTATGGGACTTATGTCATTCCCACAGGCTCGAGTAGATGATGTTGTGGTGGTGTTCTATGCGTCGCAGTTCGGAAACACCGCAGCAAGGCCCCCGATAGGCTGGGGATCCTCTTACGAGAAGAACATCAGCGGTCGATCCGGGTATGTTGCCATTAAGCGAATCTCGAACTCCACTGAGGCTAACAACGTAAAGCTTCATGGAGATACGGTCTCCACTGCCCGAGAGCGAGCTCTTTGCTTCCTACTTCGAGGCGTCAAGGATTTCCACCTGAATCCATGGACTGCTGGTTCGCCAGTATTCAAGGATCAGACTCAAATCCACCTTGTTGCGGCTCAGTATCACGGGAACAACAAGACCCCGCTCGTACCTTGGCAGGATCCTTCCGAAGATCGGCATTACTCGACGGGCGGAGCATCCACCACTGAGTCATGGTCCTCCATCGAGGCTGGAATCACCAAGTCGGTTAAGACTGGGACGAATGCTCTGGGTTTTGCATGGGTCGATCTCCTCCCCGAGGTTCCTGAGGAAGAGCAGAAGATCGTACCTGGTGTCTCCATCACTGAGGGAAAGCTCAACAACCCCGTCTTTATCTACGAGAACGGGGAAGAGCGACCGGCCACTATGAAAGCCGTTCCTCGGGGATACAAAGACATCGGGACCATGATGATTACTCGTGGGTTCCTGATCGCCCATCGAGGAGGATCCGTCAGCTGGCCTGAGGCCTCGATCCGGGCATATACCAACTCCGTAATGTATGGTGCAGGCGCTCTCGAGGTCTCATGCCAGAAGACTAAGGACGGAGTATGGTTCCTGAACCACGACCGAACCCTTAAGCGAGTGGATCCAACTGCTCCGGATACCCCCGTCACCGAGATGACATGGGGGGAGATCCAGAAGTACCACACCATCGGCGAGCCATTCGTGACCGTCGAGGAGTACTTCGCCGCTTACGGCTCAAGCCACATCACGGTGCTCGATCCAAAGTATTCTGCCGCTGAGTGGCAGGAACTGAAGAAGTTCTTCCCGTCTGATGCACATGGCCGAATCATCTGGAAGTTCTCCATTGATGCAGGATGGCTTGCGGGTCAGTGGAAGGCCGACGGCTGGAAGTGCTGGGGGTACTCATATCCGGATCAAGTTACTGATGGGCGGATTAACGAGTGGCACAAGCCCTGGGACTACATTGGTATGTCCTGGGAAGCCAGCGATGAGGTTTGGCGACGAACCACTGCCCTCGGAAAGCCGGTATGGGGTCACATCTGCCCTACTAGGCAGGCATATGATGACGCTCTAGCTAAGGGTGCTGTCGGATGCATGGTCTCCGGAGTGGCCAACATCTACTCCGAATCTCTAGTCTAGGAGAATCATGATTACGATCGAGAGTCAGGGAGACTGGAAACTCACCAGGAATTGGTTTGACAGAATGACGAAGTTAGACCTGGCTCTGATCATGAATCAGTTCGGCAAGGAGGGGGTTTCTGCTCTCAAGGCGGCGACCCCCTCCAGGTCGGGCGAGACGGCAGCTAGCTGGAACTACGAAGTCACCAGAACTGGCGAGAACTGGAAGATCACCTGGACAAACTCACACGTAAACAACGGCGTAAGCATCGCCGTCATCTTGCAGTATGGTCACGGAACCCGTAATGGCGGGTATGTCGTCGGCCGAGACTACATCAACCCCGCTATCAGGCCGGTATTCGACAAGATCGCAAAGAAGGCCTGGAAGGAGGTCACTAAGTAGTGGCAACTATTGACGAGCGGGTAGTCTCGCTCAAGATGAACAACAAGCAGTTCCTGTCCGCTATCAAGGAATCAGCGTCCGGTATGGACCGACTCAAGGAATCCTTGAAGATGGAGGGCGCTGCGAACGGTCTCAAGCGGATTGGTGAGATCGCTAAGAACACCACCCTTGGTGATCTGGCTCGATCCGCAGTGGATGCTGCCTCCAACATGTCTGTCATGCAGGGAATCGGCATCACAGCTCTTGGAGGAATTGGCGCTGCGGCAATCAGTGCCGGTAAGTCGATGCTTCAGAGCTTCATCCAGCCTGCGATTGACGGCTTTCACGAGTATGAGACCCAGATCAACGCGGTCCAGACCATTCTGGCCAACACCAGTCAAAATGGTACTACTCTGGACCAGGTTAACGCTGCACTGGATGAGCTGAACAGTTATGCTGATAAGACCATCTATAACTTCACTGAGATGACCTCCGCCATCGGTACCTTCACGGTTGCCGGTGTCGGACTTGAGGACGCTACTGCCTCGGTTAAGGGCTTCTCGAACATGGCGGCCCTGTCTGGTGCTAATGCTACGCAGGCAGCGCAGGCCACATACCAGCTCGCCCAGGCTATGAGCTCTGGTGTAGTGAAGCTACAGGACTGGATGTCTCTAGAGCACGCTGGTATCGCCGGTAAGCAGTTCCAGGACGCCCTGATCGAGACCTCTCGAATCATGAATACGGGCGTAGACGCCGCCATCGAGAAGCAGGGGAACTTCCGACTCTCCCTTCAAGAGGGATGGCTCACTTCAGAGGTCATGATGCAGACCCTGAAGGTCATGACTAACGACCTCTCCGAGGCTCAGATCATGGAGATGGGCTACTCGGAGGAGCAGGCCCATAAGATGAAGCAGCTGGCCCAGGCGGCTGGCGATTCGGCTACTCAGATTCGAACCTTCTCTCAGATGATTGGTACCTGGGGAGAAGCTCTTGGTTCGGGATGGGCTGAGACTTGGCGAATCCTGATCGGTGACTTTAACCAGGCCCAGACTCTGTTCACCTCAGTTGGTAACTGGGTCAGTGGCGCGATCGGCGATATGTCTCGAGCCAGGAACGACTTCCTCAAGGGGTTTGTCGACCTCGGCGGCCGAGATGAGATCCTTCGATCCATGCTCAACATCTTCCAGGCCATGATTAAGGTCTTGGGTCAGATCGGTACAGCATTCCGAAGAGTGTTCCTGAATGCTTCTCCAGAGGGGCTATACAAGATTGTCAAGGCCTTTGCTGATTTCACAGAAAAGCTGATAATCACTAATAACTTCGCGGATAAGCTGGAGTGGACATTCACCGGACTATTCTCGGTATTCCACATCTTCGCCACCATCATTGGTGAGGTCGCCCAGGTAATCTTTACTGTAGCCTCCCATATTATTAGTGCTCTGTTCCCGGCATTCACGGGGATCAACTCTGGTGTCTTCCAGATTACTAAGGTCCTCGGTAAGGCCGTCTACTGGTTCGACCAGTGGTTCACCAAGCTAGACCTAGGCGGAAAGCTACTAAAGCTTCTTCTTCCGCCTATCGATCTGGTCGGTAAGGCTATCAGGTGGGTTGTGGATGCTATCCACAGCTTCATCATCTGGCTCGACTTCGGATCTAAGGTTACGAATCTCGGAAACAGCCTCAAGGGCCTGGCCTCCAAGTTCGGTCTAATCAAGGATGCACTTAAGAACTCGGTCGTTGGTCGAGAATTCACTGCCGCTATCGACTCGATCAAGAGTGGTATCGACACTGCCAAGACTAAGCTCCGTGAGTTTGGTCAGAGTGTTGGCGATAAGCTCAAGGCCAAGCTTCTCTCTGGAAAGTCGGCTCTCTCTGACTACTTCAAGGGATTCGACTTCAATGGAATGACCTCGTCAGAGGCGATTATCGCTTCTCTCGGACAGAAATTCGACGAGCTCGGACAAAAGCTCAAGATCTCCGAGAAAGTTCAGTGGCTGAAGGAAAGGCTCATTGAACTCAAGGATGCGATCGTTGAAGCGTGGAACGCGGTTCAAAATAGCAGTGTTTGGGACCACCTTGGTAAGTCTTTCTCCGATATTGGCGGAAAGATCAAGGAGGTCGCGCTCGCTTTCCAGGAGTGGGTTAACGGACACTCCGCGGTAAAGGAGAAGGCTAAAGAGGCCGCTAGCGCTGTATCTGGTGTAGGGTCTGCGGCCGCTCAGGCGGCTAAGGAAACCGGCCAGGCCGCCAAGGAGAACTTCCTCAAGAAGTGGTTCGAGGACATCAAGCAGGTCGCTCGAGCTGTTCATCTCCCTGAGTTGTTCGACACAATCAAGCAGAAGTTCCAGGAGTTCAAGGACTTCGTCACTGAGACATTCGCCCCCAAGGTCAAGGACGCGGTCAAGAATGCATTCGGTGCTGTTGGCGAAGCCCTCGGTAACGCGAACGATAACCTCAAGTCTTACGACATGGGTAAGATCCTTGTCGGGGCTATTGGTGGTGGAGTTCTTATCGCATTCACTCGATGGATCAACTCCTTCAAGAAGAACTTCGATAAGATCGGGAACGTTGCTGATAAGCTTGGCAATGTCTTCGACAAACTCGGCGGCGTCCTTGAGGCATTTGAGCAGAAGGTGAAGGCTAAGGCCCTTCTGACGATCGCTATTGCCCTCGGTGTTCTTGCTGGTGCGCTGATCCTGATGTCACTGGTCCCTGCGCCGAAGCTTTTCATCACTCTCGCGGCAATGAAATACTTGTTCAGCCTGATTGAAGATATGATGCAGACGCTGACCAAGCTGATCGCCTTCAAGAAGAGCACCCTTCTCATAGTGACAATGCTTATTGCTCTTGGTGCAGCTATGATTCTTATGGCCACCGCCGTTCGAATCCTATCGGGCATGGACGTAAAGGGCGCGGTAGTGGGCATGGTTGCTATGAAGTTCTTGCTTGAGCTATTAAGTCAGTTCCTCATTAAGACCACACATCTGAAGGGCGTGGAGCGAGGAGCTAGTATTCTCCTGGCGCTTTCTGTAGCGTGCGTCATCCTAGCCGGAGCAATCTATATGCTCGGGTCCATGGATACCGGGAAGGCTATTCAGGGTGTAATTGCTCTGGACTTCTTGGTCGCGACCCTTGCTGGGTTCATGACTACGGTCAGCAAGAACCCGTACATGGGCAAGGGTGCTCTGGTACTCCTGTCTCTAGCCGTATCCTGCAATATCCTAGTATCTGCTATCTGGATGCTTGGAACTATGGATACAGGTAAACTAATTCAAGGCGTACTTGCTCTCGGCGTGATGATTGCAGCACTATCGGCTGCTCTGGTCATTGCCGGTAGGTCAAATGCTCGAGGCGCTGCAGCCATGCTAGCCATGGCCGTTGCGGTTACCACACTAGTCGGTGCAGTATACGTGCTTGGTAGTATGGATGTAGCCACGCTAGCCAAGGGACTAATCAGCCTGGCGATCGGTCTAGGCATTCTTGCTGCGGGAATGGCTGCCGCCAGCGCATTCAAGAATGGAGCGGTTGCTCTTGGTATTGCTTCCGTGACGTTTGTTGCGCTAGCAAGCGCTCTCAAGCAGCTGTCGACAATCAGCTGGGGCGAGCTGGCCATTGGCCTTGTGGCTCTGGCTGGTGGATTCGCCATCCTACTTATTGCCTCGGCAGTTGCTCAGACTGTCGCGGTCGGACTGGTACTGTTGACCGCTGCCCTTCTGGCTATCGGTCTGGCGCTTCTCCCGATCTCGATTGGTATGGCGGCCTTTGCTGCTGTTCTGGGTATCTGTGCCACTACCGGTGCCGCAGCATTCCTGGTACTGACCGAGGGGCTCAAGCAGCTCGGCGCCATTCTACCCCAGCTGGCGATTGACCTAGCTAACGCCATTGCCAACTTCATCATCACCCTCGGAGCCAAGGCTCCGGAGCTGGCTGTAGCTATGGGTCAGCTCATTGGGGCACTTATCTACGCCATCAATGTAAACATCCCCGGTGTTGTTGCGGCATTGTTTATTCTTATCCAGGCACTACTCACTGAGCTTTCGAACCACGCCTACGAGTTCGGAGCTAAGGGCGCTGAGATCCTGGCGAACTTCCTGAACGGTATTGCCGATAACATCGGTAAGGTGATTGACGCAGCTACGAACGTCATCATCAACTTCCTTGATGGGATTGCTAGGAATGGTCCGAAGATTATCGATAAGGGTCTCTGGACTGTCCTCCAGCTCCTGCGAGGTGTCCGAGATGCGATCACCAAGTACTCGGCTCAGTTCCGTCAGGTCGGTTTGGAAATCGGTTGGGCTATCATTGATGGTGTGACCGGTGGTATTGCCGGTAAGGCTTGGAAGATTGGTTCTCAGCTGGTTCAGGGCGCTAAGAACGGTATCAGCAAGCTTAAGAACGCACTCGGTATCCACTCGCCTTCTCGAGTAATGAAGGAGATCGGTGGATACATGGGTGAGGGTCTCGCTATTGGTATCCGTGATGAGCACCAGAACATTGCTGAGGCCAGCACCGGTCTCGGTAAGGCTGCGTACAATGCCTTGGATAAAGCCCTCGATGGAGTCAACGACCTCATCGAGGAAGACCCGTCCTTCCAGCCCGAGATCAAGCCAGTTCTCGATCTTGAGGAACTTAAGAAGCAGGCTGGAGGTATCGGAGGACTCATGCCCGCCGTCGGAGTCACCGCGAGTATCGCTAATAGCGCTCGTCCTCCTGCTCCGATCGCAGTTGACACTTCTGACACGAAGAGTCAAAATGGTGTTACAAACATCACGTTCAACCAGACCAACAACTCGCCAGAGGCGCTGGATGCGGCTACTATCTACCGCAACACCAACACTCAGCTGGCAATGGCAAAGGACAAGTTGACACTATGATCTCAGAGATCTCGGCCACGACTAAGTCGGGGGAACGACTTACCATCGACATCCGTGACCCCTACTCGTCGGGGATCGCGATCAAGGAGATTACTGGTCTGGGACCCGTCAAGGCCGATCTCAGCATGGATCGATATGCCTTGATTGATGGCGCTTTCCTCAAGGGGGTCAGGGTTGGTACACGTAACGTTGTGCTGACTCTGATCCCCTGGGGGGAGGACATCCAGCAACTCCGGAGGAAGCTCTACAAGTACTTCGGAGTATCAGAGACCATCTCCCTCGAGGTGATCACCGACTGGGTCAGCGCTAAGTCTGACTTCATCGTGGAATCTGTTGAGCCGAACATCTTCGCAGAGCGACAGGAAGTCCAGGTATCCTTGATCGGGCTCGACCCGTATTGGAAGGCCTCTTCCGCTCAGATCCAGAAGGTCGTCGGTTTCAACGATACTGTTCCACAATTCGAGTTCCCATTCTTCTCCGAGGGTAACCACAAGCTTATCTTCGGCGACATGACTAACTCCACGGGTAAGGACATCCGATACCACGGAGATGCCCCCGCGGGAGTTACTATCACATTCACTTTCTACGGAACAGTCGAGAACCTCATTATCTCGAACACCACCTTCGACGAGACCATGTCCATCTCGAGAGCTGGGCAGTTCTACGCCGGCGAGAAACTTGTGGTGGATACCCGTCCAGGTAAGAAGTCTATCGTCCATCACGCGGGTGGTAGGTCTTCGTTCATCACTGGTGTTCTGGCTCCTGGGAGTGAATGGATTAAGATGCACCCCGGCATCAATACCCTATCCCTTCAGTATTCTGGGGGTAGTGAGGACCTCGGTGTCTCTATCGAGTACGAAAGCCTTTATCGAGGAATCTAATGCACTTATTCTATACGAAAAAAGATAACTTCGATGATAAGCGCGAGATTCCCAGCACGTTCATCTCGCTGAACTGGACTGAGCGCGCTTATGAGTATGGACAGTTCGAGCTTCAGGTATATTCTACATCCTCGTATCCTGAGTACGGACTTGGAAACTTCCTCACAAGGGATGATACTGAGTACGTCATGGTAATCGAGACTGTAGACATTAAGCAGATTGACAACCGAGTATACCTCCACAAGTACACCGGACGATCCCTTGAGAGCCTGTATGAGTGGCGAGTTCAGCTTCACCGTAGCTGGGTTATTCCTGATGCACAGGGTCGATTCGACGCACAGGGTTTCGCTGAGAGAATTGCACACCGGCACTTTGGTGACAATGCTGAGCCCAATCGCAAGCTTCCGAACTTCCACTTCCATCGTAATGATCAGGTTACTCAGCTGGCGTATGTCAACGATACAGGTAACAAGCTCCAGGATGGAAAGTGGATCATCTATGATCGCAACCCTGCGGTAGAGATGTTCCGAAATGTGATCTCGGCCTGTAAGCCTAATGGGTACTCGATGTTTTATCGGGTTAAGCTCGAGAAGGGTGGGTATCACACATACCTTAAGGCCCCCCACCTCATTGAGACGATCACCCTGTCTGAGGCAAACGACAACTTCAGTGACTTCGAGTCTGTCCAGAGCATCGTCGACGTCAAGAGCACGATCTACGAGATCTGGGACAGTGGCGATGTGGATCTTCAGTGGGTTGCAGATGGGTCGACTCATACCCGAGAGCACACCATTCGATCCGAGAACCCTGTCGACCGGCGTGAGGTCTTGTGGGACAATACGCAGGTCCACAAGCCATATAAAGTTGAGGACTGGAACAAGCTTACTGAGCTTCAGAAGCAGCATATCCGATCTCTGAGTGAGATCTGGTATCCGTTCTGGGTTCTGGACGCTATGTTCCCCAAGTACTCACCGGTGGAGATGGTCTCGGGTAAGATCGACAGCTTCTCGAACGTCCAGTTCCGAACAGGGTTCGATGTCGGGGATATTTTCTACTATGTCCCCACCGGGCGTAACTCAAGACCTATTGAAGCACAGCTTACCGAGATGACAGAGTCTTGGTCTGCCGATGGTTTCTCTCAGGTCCCAACCATCTCCATGACCTCTCGAGGCAAGTGGAATGGCGACAGCTTCCGTATTGACTTCGCTCGTAAGGGTCCGGGCGAGATTATCGAGCCTCGAGAAAGGGGTTAACCTATGCCCATCAATAGTGGCTTTTACAACTCGGTGAATGGTGACCGGGTATATGACGCAGACCAATTCGGGTCCCTGTTTGACGGAATCATCTCTGATGGCGTGTTCCCGAACGTTGGTGACAAGTTCTTTGTTCGCCCCGTTGCTAACACCATGAACATATTCGTCGGATCCGGAAAAGCTTGGCTCAACCGTCGATGGGTCGAGAACACTGGTGACGAGACGCTTGCTGTCCAGGCGGCCAACGCTACGCTGGACCGTATTGACTCGGTTGTGCTGTCCGTCGATACTTCCAAGGCTGTTCGAGGTGCCAAGCTCGAGATCATCAAGGGTACAGCCTCTGCTACTCCGAATCCCCCGCTCATCCCTAGCGACGGGGAGAAGAAGTACATGATCCTTGCGAATATTCGAGTCGTGAAGAACGCTCGCACCATCGGTGCTGAGTCGATCACGAACTTCGTGGGATCCAGTCTCACTCCGTATGTGAGTGGACCGGTAAGCACGATCAACCTCAACTCCCTCCAGGCCAAGCTCCAGGGCGAGTTCGATAACTGGTTCCAGACCGTTCGAGACGCTCTGCAGAATGCTGGTGGAAACACCTCGACGGATGTCGCTAACCTCAAGGCTAGTGACAACGCCCAGAACACGAAGATCTCTCAACTCGAGAACCGGGCCGGTCAGATCGAGTCCAGTGTTACTAATGTGTCGTCCAAGTTGGAGACGTCATCGACGTTCTACAACATGGTCAACATTAGTCACTTCGGTATGCACAACTCAGTGTACCGAGGTGCCTCTCTCGGCACGAGTGTCTCGAACTATATGTCGAGCATCCGTAATGGTACCTTCAGTGGTATGTACCTTGGCGACTACTGGACCTACGCTGGTGTTAACTGGCGTATTGCAGCGTTCAACTACTTCTACGGTGTCGGTGGTACGCCTATCCAGCAGCACCACGTGGTAGTTGTCCCCGACAAGGCGCTATATAGTGCCCCACTTCATGATACCAACCCATTCACGGGCTCTTATCTGGATCACACGATCAATAAGTCTGGGCTTGCTCAGGCTGAGCGAATGGCCCGGTCTATATTCGGAGACAACCTCATGAAGGGCTGGACTCGAGTCTCTCAGGGTATCCGCACTGAAGGAGCGGTTATCTCGTACACCTGGTACAGCTCATACGCCATGCTCCTTGACGAGACCATGGTGTTCGGTCGTCGACTGATGGGCGCCGGTCCTGAGGGCAACGCTCTCAACCTTGGTCAGCTCTCAGCGTTCGAGAAGAATCACACCATGATCTTCCCGGGTTATGAGTACTGGCTCCGTGATCGTTCCCACCAGAGTACCGCTGTATATCTCAAGGCCAACGGTGAGGTCTCAACCGCCCCTATTAATTATGGATTCGGTATTCGCCCATATTTCTTGATCGGTTAACATGACGCACTTCGGTTTCAGTCCATTCTTGGACCTCACTGTCGCTGTATTCCTAGGTATATTCAGCTCTACTGGGTTCTGGGCATACCTTCAGAAGCGGCGAGAGAAGAGTTCGGCAAACACTCGTCTGCTCCTGGGGATGGCACACGACCGTATCGTCTATGTCGGAAAGACCTATATCCACCGAGGGTTCTTGACCCTTGACGAGTACGAGGACTTCATGAAGTATCTCGTTGATCCCTACTTGGAATTCGGTGGCAACGGTCTTGCCGAGAGAATCGTCGACGAAGTTAAACGGCTCCCCGTGGTCCCTACCCCAAGACCTCCCGCTAGGAGGAAGAAAGAAAATGGCTAAGCATCTCAAGCAAGGAGAATCGATGCATAACAAGACGTACGACATTCTGAAGTGGGTTGCACTGGTTTGCCTTCCCGCTACCAGTGCTCTCTACGTCACCCTCGCCGCGCTCTGGCACCTCCCCGCTCCCACCGAGGTTGCTGGTACTATCGCGGCTGTCGACACCTTCCTTGGTGTGCTCCTCGGCGTGAGCTCCAACAAGTATCAGGGCACCCAGCCCTCCGGAGCCCTTCACGTGTCTGAGGACCAGGGGATCCACGCCACCTTTGACCAGGGCGTCGCTGAGATGCTCCGGAATGGGAAGGTGACGCTGGACGTCAAGCAGGTCTAAGCGAGAAAAACCTGCGGTATAATGAACCCCTAGAAAGGAGCCCATCCATGAAGAACCCTGACCCCATTCAGCAGACAATTGAAGCTGCTCTGAAGGAGGCCGAGCTTCACGATCCCTCTAGTGAGGACTACACCACAATTGCTCGAAATGTCGAGACTCTTGCAAAAGCCAAAGCCCTTGGCGAGAGCAAGAAGCTCAGCAAAGACGCAATTCTCGGTGCAGCTACCTCGCTGGCAGGTATCGTAGCCGTCCTCCAGTACGAGCGACTTGCAGTCGTCAGCTCGAAGGCGTTCGGTTTGATCATGAAGGTTAAACCCTTCTGAGATTCGCCTGGCCCCCTGTGCTATACGCATGGGGGGCTGGGCTTATCTTTTTTTGCCCGCGATAAAATCCCACAGTATATTGAAGACCCTACTCTGAAAGGAACCACAATGACTATCAAGGACTCCATCATTGCCGGGCTCGCCGGAGCTGTACTCCTGTACGGAATTGACCTCGCCTCGAGGCCGTTCCTCAGGAAGAAGTTCCGTGAGCACGGTAAGGACGCCCAGTCATCTTCCAACTGACTCTTCACCTATATCCCTAACTTGGGGTATAGGCTTTCGCGTAGAAAACGGGCTCTATATTGAAACCCGTCATAGAAAGGACACTCTCATGAACCTCTCTCCCGCCGCTGCACAGGCCGCCCTCGACTACGCCGAGGAGCTTGCTGCTACCGGACTGAGCTCTGAGCAGTACGACCACTACTACCTCTGACACAGTTCTAGATCCCGCCATGGGATCTAGGCTTATCTTTTTTGCCTAATCACACCAGTCACAGGAGTCGCAAAAATAACACACCGTATATTGAAGACCCTTAGAAAGGAACCACAATGACCACCCTCCTCGCTCTTGTCATCGCCCCCTTCGTCGTCATCGGCCTCGTGCTGATCGCCGCCGAGATGGTTGGCAAGAAGAAGACCTGGAACTTCTGATCCTACCACCTTCCAGCCAAAGATCCCGCCATGGGATCTAGGCTTATCTTTTTTTTTTCGCAAGATAAACCCGTCCTATATTGAAGATCCTACGAAAGGAAAGACTATGCTCTACATCGCCCTCTGCCTCGTTACCATCCTCAGTATCTTCTTCGCTGTTGCTCACGAAGAGCAGAAGTACGCCGCCTTCAACCTCAAGGCTCGTGTACGGACGCTCGAAGTTGAGAACGCGAAGTTGCGTGCTGAGCTGATGACTGACGAGGAATGGGATACGATGGTGGAACAGGCTCTCGCCGTTTCCCGTTGATCCAAGTTCTATACCCCGACATGGGGTATAGGCTTTCCGCGAGAAAAACCATTCCTTATATGAGACCCCTCTATTTGAAAGGAAACTCTCATGACTGAGACCACCGACACCACCGTTGAGACCAACGAGAAGATCGTCGAGTTCAAGTTCAACAAGGACGCTGTCCTGCCCGCTATCAAGCGCAACTCCAAGAAGTTGATTGCTGGCGCCGCTGTATTCGCAGCCGGTACCGCTCTCACCCTCATGGCGTTCCGCTCGGTTCCGGACACAGACGAGCCCGAAGAGCTTGAGCACGATGACCTCGATGAGATCGACGAGATCGAAGCCTCTGAAGAGACCGACTGAGACCTCATCCTATATCCCGACCTGGGATATAGGCTTTTTTCTAAGGAGAGAACATGGAATTCGGACAATGGCTCGGTATCTACGGCCTGCTCATGCTAATCTGGCTCGAGCTTCGTGATATTCGGAAGAAGATGAAATGAAATATCTAATTCAATTTGGAATGGTTGTTTTTCTTCTCGCACTGATGTATCTCATCTGGGACAAGTACCCAGCCCCCTTGTCCGAGAAGATATTCTTTGAGTCGGCAATTGGTCTTGTTGGACTCGGAGGGATTATACTTCTATCACTCGAGTTGGACGACTTTTAACCCGCGAGAAAAACCGGTCCTATATTGAAACCCCTCCGTTTGAAAGGACCACTCATGACCCGCATCGCCGTTTCTGTCATCAAGAGCGCTGTTTTCATCCTCGGAATTGTTCTCGCCTCCTGCTTTATTGGCAGGGGTGCGAACTCCCGGATGAAGCACGTTGTTGGTGTTCAGCAGCGTTTCATCGCGCGCCGTGATCGTAAGATCAACCGCTGGTAATTCAGCACTATACCCCGACTTGGGGTATAGGCTTTTCCTCGAGAAAGGAGCACACATGTTCGAGGAACCACCGATCTACTACATCCTCATCAGTCTCATCTTCCTGATCGTCTTCGGAGCAATCAGCTTCGCCACCTGGCTTGTGTGGCTGACGAACGCGGCCTTCTTTGTCAAGCTAGTCATCACGGCAATCGGATTCTTGTTTGCGGCTTTCACAGTTATCCTCTACACGATCTCGGCGGAGTGAAATGTTAGTCGTACTTCTCGGTCCAAGTTGTTCAGGCAAGTCCACATTCCAGAAGGAGCTGGTTGAGAATGAGGGATACCATGCGGTACGAACTGCCACGACCCGACCTAAGCGTGTGGGAGAGGACCTATCTTCCTACTACTTCCTCAAAGATCAAAGCTTTACTGAATGGGAAGTACGGGGAGACCTCCTTTGCGTCGAAACCTTCCGAGGTTGGCGATACGGGGTACCACGTGACGAGATTACCCGGAGAGGAGACCGCCCTAATCGAGTTGTCATCCTCACGCCCGGAGGTGTCATGGAACTCCTATCACGACACACAGAAGTCATCACCGCCGATGCGCTGTCCGTCCTATACCTCGGAGTGGATGGGGCTACGGGTGAATCTCGCGCTTGTAAGCGAGGTGACTCCAGACGAGAGTACCTCCGGAGAATGGCCGCAGATTCCATCGATTTCCGACACTATCCTAAAGAGACTGGTGTTTGGGAATTCACCCCAGATTTCATCCTGGATTGCGTCAACAATCCGCAGAATTACAAACTCGCTCCTCGACTCAGGAAAGTAGAAAGGAAGCACAAGTGAGCATCATCTGGTACACGCTTTATATTCTCGGAGCCGTCACAATCATCATCGTCTGGCTCAATCTGATCACCCTCTTTATTCGAGGATGCACCTACATCTTCAAGTCCGAGTGGTGTAAGGTAAAGGTCATTGAGGGACCTCCTGGTCCTCGTGGAGAAAGGGGCGAGAAGGGCGATCGTGGTGAGCGAGGACTCCCTGGTACATCAGGTAGTTTCGTATTCAACGATCAAGCTAAGGCGACTGTCAAGGCTGTTATGCGAGAGCAGGGGATTCTCTCTCGTAAGGACATCGAGTCTCTCATCCGTATGGAGGTTGCAGCACACCTGAGCAAGCTCGAGATCTCTCGCACGACATATCCTGGTCTACACAAGGAAGTCATGAACATTAAGACTAAGGAGGACAAGTGATCAATGCGAACGATTGTGCGCGACTTATCAAGGCAAACGCGCCAGCGATTCTCACGGCTTCCGCGTGCATTGGGACCGTCGCTACGGCCATCTTCACGGCGAAGTCTACAACGCTCGCGATTGAACGGATCGCCGATTATTGCGAGGATAACCTCCGGTCGCCGGAGGACCTCACCTGGCGGGAGAAGTTCGCAATATCTTATCGGGTGTACATTCCCCCGGCCATCGCAGGGGTTGCAACTCTGGTATCGATTGTCGCGGCAAACCGTATCCAGTATGCTCGTGGAGCGGCGTTTGCGTTGGCCTACTCGGGTTCAGAAGCGGCGTTTAGACGATATCGAGACGCGGTGGCGGACGTGGTTAAGCCGAAGGACCTGGAGAAGGTTAAGGCCCGCGTTGCAGAGAAATCGGTTCAAGATGCTGGTAAGCCTGTGTCGGGATCCGTTCTGGTCGCTTCCTCCGGAGACGTCCTCTGCTATGATGTATTCTCGGGACGATATTTCCGATCCGACATTGAAACAATTCGTCGAGTCGAGAACAACATCAATGGCCAGCTCAATCTCGAGTGTTATGCCTCTCTCAATGAGTTCTACAATGGCCTCGGGATTCCTCCCATCGCGGCTGGAGAGCTTGTAGGCTGGTCCGAGCCGAATTCCCTCTCGGTGGAGTTCGGTTCACAACTGACGGAGAAGGGTGAGCCTGTCCTAACCGTCGACTTCCTTGTATCCCCCAAGGAAAACTACTTCAAGATCAACTGAAAGGAAACCATCAATATGTTCTCCCACATTGTCCGCGTCAAGGGCTTCTTCGACGACGAGCCCAAGGCCAAGAAGCTCTATTTCCACCTGTCTCGCCGAGAGATGTTTGACTTCATCAAGCGGTACGACAATGTCACCAACTTTCAGGAGTGGATGCAGTCGGCTATTGACGCCGAGGACCTGTACACTCTGATGGAGTTCTTCGACGACCTGATCGGTACCTCTTATGGTGAGCGTCAGGGCGAGCACTTCGTCAAGACTCCTCAGATCAAGGAGTCCTTCCTCAACTCCCCTGAGTACGAGAAGCTCTTCGACCTCTTCATGGAGAACCCGGGTCTCGTGAAGCAGTTCTACGAGGGCATCCTCCCCGAGAAGCTGCTCAAGCAGGTCAAGGAGGACGGCAAGTTCGCCGAGGTCGAGGAGAAGATCAAGGAGGCAGAGCTCAATAGCCTCTGATTCATATTTGGGGGCCCTGGAGAAATCTGGGGCCCCCACCCCTTTGAAAGGAGCCACCTTGGCTAACGCACCGATTCGTCCGAACCTACCCTCGAACAGCAAGCTCCCTGAGCGCAAGAAGGTTGAGCAGGTCACCACTGCAACCGTCACCAAGAAGAAGTCTAGCTTCGGGACAAAGGCTATCTCGGCTTTCGTCGGAGAGGATATCCACAATGTCGGCGAGTATCTACTCTACGATGTTACTATCCCTGCTATCAAGAACACACTCTCGGATCTGGTCAGCCAGGGCATCGAACGTCTCCTCTTCGGAGAGTCTTCTCCTAGAGCTCGCAGCTCGTCCGGGGGGTCCCGTGTCTCATACGGATCATATTCTCGACCAGGCTCAGCACCAGGCAATCGCCGAGACGCTTCTCCTCGTACACGTCGATACCATGATTTCTCAGAGATCGAGCTCGAGTCCCGAGATGAAGCTTATCTCGTTATCGACCGACTCGGAGACCTCATCGAGGAGTACGGTCTTGCCACCGTCGCCGATCTCTACGATCTCTGCGGTATCACTACCGAATACACTGACGAGAACTGGGGCTGGACTTCGGCCCGGTACATGTCGGTGATTCGTAGCCGTCGTGGCTACATGCTTCAGCTCCCGAAACCCGACCACATCAATGCACGATGAATCCTCAGAAAGTGCGGCTTGAGCTTATCGCCGCCTATCCATTCTCAGACAAGTGGCGTCGCCGTGTTGAACGCATGGAAGACGACCAGGCAATCGCTATCTATCTTCGACTCAAGGAAGCAGGACGTATCAAATGAATCTCGGAATTGTCACCCGTATCGCTGGACGCGCTGGACTGGTCCTCAGCAAGCACGCCCCCACTATTCTGACTGCCGCTGGTACCGTTGGATTCATCGGCACCACGGTTCTTGCCTCCAAGGCAACCCTCAAGGTTGAGGAGACTCTGGCTGAGGAGGCTGCTCTTCTCGTCAAGGTCCACGAGGCTCACGAGGACGGTAAGCTCACTGACAAGGACGCCACTCGGGACAAGGTTATCCTCTACACCCGAATGACCACCAAGCTGGCGAAGCTTTATGCCCCCG